ACAAGCTAAAAGAAGTCCTCACTCAGCGTGAGGTAGCTTACGAAACAGGTATCTTTAATACTAAGCCTAATGGCTTGTGCCGTCAGTGGTGTCAAGCTACAAGGTGTATACATAACGGGAGATACAATGGGGATAAGTAGAATTGAGTTGCTGAAAGAGTTACTGCCTAATATGAATAGGCTGTTTGAAGATGCTCATAAAGAGCGATTAATAGACCAAATAATACATAACGAAGCAGTAAAACAAAAGGAACTAGAAGATGCCATACAAGAACAAAGCAGATAGAAACGTAGCTCGTGAGATAGAGCTGGAGAAGAGTCGTCCCGGTGCACATGAGGCTAGGATGGAAAGGCAACGTGCTAGGAGAGCGGCAGACAAAGCGGGTGTAAACAGAACGGGTAAGGACATAGACCATATCAAAGGTACTAAAGCAGGTAATGGAGCGGCTAACTTAAGACTAAGAACCCCTTCACAAAACCGATCCTTCTCACGTAATGCAGACCACACAGTAAAAAAGAATGAGCCTCTAGGTAAAAAGAAATGAAGATAGAGGTAGCGGTAAAATCCGTGCAGACTATGGCAGTTGATGCAGGACTGCCAGAGAGTTTAATAGACCGTCATATAGATGCACTTTGTAAGATGGCAATAAGGGTTAAGTCTCAAGAAAGGAAAAACTGTAAGAATCAGTTACGCAAGTGGATGCATGAGACCCCATTGACAAGAGACCCATTACTAAGTATACTAGACGAATAATTTGATTTACTGACTCGTCCCCATAAGGGACTGTAGAGGATAAATAATGATAATAGAAGTTAAACAGGACAAACTCCTGTCCATAAAAACTGATGACCCTGACGCTATTACGTCAGTGATTGATAGAAGTAGGTTGGTAGCTGAAGGAGAAGTGTGGGTTAATTTTGGTTTAGGTGAAGCGCATATACTAAACAACATGAAACTCCCTAATGTGCCATCACCTATCCGTACTCAGTATAAGTGGACAGGCATGTATAAACCTTTTGACCACCAGCGGGTAACAGCAGAGTTCTTGACCCTAAATAAGAAGGCGTTCTGTCTATCTGAAATGGGCACAGGCAAGACCAACTCTGTTATCTGGGCGGCAGACTACCTAATGAAGCTAGGTGTGATAAGACGTATGCTAGTAATCTGCCCTCTATCCATTATGGATGCCGCTTGGCGTAGGGACTTATTCAGAACAGTCATGCACCGATCAGTAGAGATAGCACATGGCAGTCGTGATAAGAGAGCTGCGATTATTAAGGGTAGTGCTGAGATAATCATTATCAATTACGATGGTGTAGAGATTGTTCAAGATGAGATAGATGCAGGGGGCTTTGATCTGATCGTAGTAGATGAGGCAACCCATCTTAAGAATGTAGCTACTAAGCGTTGGAAAGTGCTGAACAAACTAATCAAGGATGATACGTGGTTATGGTTACTGACAGGTACACCTGCGGCGCAGTCTCCGGTAGATGCCTATGGACTAGCTAAGATAATGAACCCCAAGAGTGTGCCTAGAGCGTTCAATGCATTCAGGGATTTAGTACAGATACGGCAGTCTATGTTTGTGTTTAGGAACCGTCCAGAGGCAGAGGAGATAGTACATAGCATCTTACAACCTGCCATACGGTACACAAAGGAAGAGTGCTTAGACTTACCAGAACTTGTGTATCAGACCAGAGATGTACCGTTAACAGCACAGCAAGAGAAGTACTACAAGCTGCTCAAGAAAGAGATGCTTATGATGGCAGGAGGTGAGGAGATATCTGCGGCTAATGCGGCAGTAGCTTTGAACAAATTGCTCCAACTATCAGCAGGTGCTGTGTACTCAGATACAGGTGGGGTTATTGAGTTTGATGTTAAGAACCGATCTACTGAGCTACTAAGTATTATTGATGAGACAGCGCACAAGGTGATCGTGTTCGTTATGTTTAGGCATACTATCGAGATGGTGCAGAAAGTTCTGACAGATGCAGGGCATACCGTAGACATAATACATGGTGGGGTAAGTGTTGGTAAGAGGGCGGAGATATTCAATCAGTTTCAGACTAGCAAAGACCCACGCATACTAGTTATTCAACCACAATCTGCTAGTCATGGTGTTACTTTACATGCGGCTAACACAATTATCTGGTGGGGTATGACCCTATCATTGGAGACATACAAACAAGCTAATGCACGTATACACAGAGCAGGGCAGATTAACAGATGCACAGTCGTGCATTTAATAGGAAGCTCAGTAGAGAAGAAGGTACTAGGTGTACTGGAGAACAAAGGGGCTTCCCAAACGAAGCTATTAGACTTATTTAAAGAGGTAATACAATGAACGAAGAATTAGAAGAATATAAAAATAAAGTGCGTCAAGCAATTTTTCAGATAGATAGCCTGAAGCAGACCGTGGATAGTTCTCTGCAGAAAATGGACAGTGTACTGCAAAGTATTTCTTTTTTACCTTACGGCGATGTATATGCATTAGGGCCTGAAGAACCACTAACAATACTAGAAGAGGTGTTTATACCTGCCCCAATAGTAATTACTAAAGACTCCCGTGTAGACGAGATAGGGTTAGTAGCACGAGGAGCAGCATGTGCATTAAAAAGAAACGGCTACCTGACAGTCAAAGACTTAATTAAAGTTTCTTACTATGATGTGCTTAGCACCCCTAATTTTGGAGATTTGGGTATGAGTGAATTAGTAAGAGTCTTAGGTTCTTCTGGGTTTACCCTTAAGAATGCCCCTAAACATATATAAGATACGAGGTATTAGAATGAACGAAGAATTAGAAATATCAGAAATAGAAGAAGATGGTGATGAAAATGATGAGGGGGTATACGTACTTGTAAAGCTACTAGAGAGTGATCTAGGTATAGGGATTAGTGTACCAGTCGATGAGCCAAATGCTGACTACTTTATGAATGTCTTAGATACCCTTTATAAGACTGCAACTGTACAAGCTCTGGAGAATTTAATTAGAAGCTGTGAAAGAAATGAACGAGGCGTACTTGCTAAAGAGATACGTGCTTATTTAGATACACCTAAAGTATTACACTAGGAGAACGATATGAAGAACCTAATATTTTTAATGTTATTAGCACCAACAATATCTATAGCGGCGGCACTTGTACTAACGCCGGGACAACCTATGCAAGCCATCGTACCTACAGCTAACGGGTACAATATATTAGACATGGGTGGTAATGGGGTCACGCAGGTTATGGACGTAGGTGGCATGACAGCCATAGTAGGATCGACTGCACCAGCTACATTTATTTTACATGATAGTGGAGCACCAACACCTGAGATGCTTGTACCTTTACCAAACACTGAGTTAGCTTTACCAATAGAATAGGAGACAATGATGAACGCAGAACAATTAGTTACGGTCTATATAAAGATGCGTGACGCACTAGTAAAACTCCAAAGAGAGTTTGATGAGAAAGAAGGTGCTATCAAGGCACAGCAAGATATTATTACGCAAGCCTTGTTAGAGATGTGCAAAGAAATGGGTGCCGAGGGGTTACGTACACCTGCAGGTAGTGTGTTTAAAACAGTTAAAACTAGGTACTGGACTTCAGACTGGGGGAGCATGAAACAATTCATTAAAGATAATGATGCATTAGACCTAATGGAACAGAGGGTACACCAAACCAATATGAAAAACTTTTTAGAAGAAAATCCTACTCTCATGCCACCCGGTATGAACGTAGATAGCCGTTATAGCATCACAGTTAGGAGAAAGTAAATGGATGAGGAAGAAGTTTTCTTGACGGGAGCAGAAGTTAGTAAGATACTAGGTCTCTCCAGCAGGACACTACGTAGGCTTAGACAGGCAGGAGCACTCGACACTTACTATAAAGGTGTACGTAGTACTATTGTTACTAATGAAAGGCCAGTATACAGTGCTACTAATGTGGCAGAGTTCTTACGCTTAAAAAATACCATAACCAAAAAACAACCAAACGAGGAAGTACAATGAGCAATGAAATGAGTATCTTTAA